ATCTATTTAAGCGCAATTGCGGCATGAGCATATCCGATTACATCAACAAGCTTCGCATTGAAACGGCCAAGGACATGCTGACCCATTCTCAGGCATCCATCGAGGAGATTGCCATGGCTTGCGGATTCGGCGACGCCAGTTACTTTTCCTACGTATACAAAAAGCATACCGATCAATCCCCGCGACAATTCCGAAAAGCAAAAAAAATTGCCGGCTCAATCTAAGATTGAACCGGCATTTTCAGCCTTTTATTCGGCGTACCGTTTTGATGGCCTTCACAGGGCACATCTCCTGACAACAGAAGCAGGAAATGCATGAATGCAAATCGATTACGGCCTTCTTCTCCATGATGGCAATGGTGTGCTGCGGACAGCTTTCGGCGCATTTGCCGCAGCCGATGCATCTTTTCTTCTTCACCTTAGGCTGAGCGACCAGTGCCCGATCCAAAAAAGAGCGTATAGGGGCACGAAGGGATTTAGGAAAAATACTGACAAAATCCACACTGACCGATTTCGGCAATACAAAGCCGTGTTCGGGGCGCGTCCACGCCCCCACAATCTCGCTTTCTTCCATCAGCCCACGGGCAGCTACCAGCATCGGTACACGAGAAGCACCCACCTGCAGGATCTCATCGGCACAGAAGCGATCTAAACTATAGATATTGCGAGAAGCTATGGTCAACCCCGGATGGCAGATCTCGCCGCCGGCCGGACCGTCTCCCTCCATGGCGTCCACCGCATCGATGATGGTGTAGGTAGGCGCCACGACCTGCGACAGTTCCACCAACATGGCGGCAAAGGATTCGGGGTCGGGGTTTAGGCAATGCAGTTCGGGCTTTTGCAGTCCCGGAACAACACCAAACAAATTCTTGACCGCGCCGGACATGACCGTCATGCTATGAGTCTTTAATTTAGGAAGATTGATAATAATATCCGCCTCAAGAACGGGCGTTATCATGTTAAAGGCACGAAAACCCTCTTTATGTACTCTCTCATAAGAGCAGTTCTCATTAAGGGTATATCCTTTCCCCGTCATGCCGCAAGCGGCATAGATGGCACGCATCATGGCGGGCGTATACAACCCACCCGAACTGTCGGCCAGGGTAATATCGGTAATACCTTTGTTATGCAGATAGCGCACCACGGCATCTACTACATGCGGATGGGTGGTGATCCCCTTGGCGGGAGAAGCCCCGCGTAGGAGATTAGGCTTAATAAGCACCTTTTTACCCGGCGTCAGCTCCTCGTCACCCATGGCGTGAAAATGGGCCCGAACTGCACGGTCAAGCGAATCGGCATCGTAGGATGTATGAATACAGGATATACGGTTCAGAAGAATCACCTCGCCGCTCAGTATATCATATTCCCTTTCAGAAATCAAACCCCTCCCGCATTTTTTCGATAGCACGCTTTTCAATGCGGGAAATATAGGAACGGGAGATGCCCAGAATTTTGGCAGTTTCCTGCTGAGAGCGAGGCGGTTTATTATCTAAGCCGTAACGCAACAGCAATACCTTTTGCTCCCGTTCATCCAAACCTCGCAAAAGGGTCATCATTTTCTCAATATTGATCTTTTTTTCCAGATTTTCCGCAATATTATCTTCCCCCACAATGATATCGACCAAGGTCAGTTCGCACACCTCAACGTGATGTGCATATATAAAAACATTGCGGGAGGCTAACATCATGAGAACGATTGACGAATTAGAAAAAGCGGTTGTTGCCTATGCCAAGCGCCACGGACATACGCCGAAAATGACATCAAGATACCCGGACGAAAAATATTATAGCATTGTATCAATGGATTATACCAAAATGGAGGGCAAGATTATTTCCATGAAAAACGGCAAGGAGCGGGTTATTTTCAAGGTTGACGGAAAAATTACAAGCCTAAAAAAATAAAACCCCGAGCCCGTAGGACATCGGAGTATGATCGCCAATATTATATATCGGTTTGACAGAAAATTCAATAACATTTTCGGGCATAAAAAAAGAGGGGAACACACAAGGTGTTCCCCTCTTTCGTGGCAAACATATCGAATTATGATGTTTTTTATAACGAAATTTGATATGTTTCTGTTAAATTTGGCCTTAACTTAGTTAAATCGTGCATTTTTAACTAACATAATTACAAGTATACTTTACATTTTCGACGGTAAAGATTGATATTTACGCCTTAAACCCGTACTTTTTCAATTCGGCAAGAGTAATCGGGCCGACACAGCCGTCAGCCTCCAGCCCCGTTCTGCGCTGAAATTCCTTGATTGCGGCTTGGATATACGGGCCGTAGTAATTGCCGAGTGCTTTCTTGTTAGTATAGGCCGGAAATACTCTGCGCATAAAAACGGCAATTTTGCCGATATTGGCGTGATTGTCGCCCAACGCAAAATAACCCTTTGCAGGGAAGAAGCCACTTGTGGCGGCCGGTTTTGCCGTTGTGGCGGGCTTTGTCGCCGTGGCGGGTTTCTTTTCGGCAATGCCGAGTGTAGCGAGGACACCCTTTGCAATAGCCTCGCCCATCTTTTTCTGTTCAGCGGGTGTGTCGATAATAGCAAGGTCTGCCCTGTTATCGACAAAAGCACACTCAACAATAATAGACGGCGCTTTGATTTGACGAATATATCCGTAATAATCCCGACCATCGGAGAGTAAGCGAGTTTTCAGCCCTCGGCTATTTTGGCCGATTGCCACAATGGCATTGAGAACGTTCTGCGCCAGTTTATCATCAGCCGCACTTGCTTTGGAATGAAAAATCTCGGCCCCATCCCCGCCGCCAGCGTTATTGTGGATGTCAAGCGCATAATCGGGATTAAATGCGTTACACTCCCGGATTTCTTGCGCAAGATCGTCGTTCTCGTCCGTGTGGCGGCTCATTCCAACCATTACGCCGCTTGCCTCCAAAACATCACGGCAAGCCAACGCAATAGCAAGGTTCAAATCCTTTTCTTTCAGACCATTTGCGACAGCACCTGGATCGGTGCCGCCGTGTCCTACTCCGATAAATACTTTAGCCATAATTCATTCTCCTTTCGGTGTTTCGTAAGTCAAAGCCTGTTCGCTGTCTGCTGTGCCTTTGGTGGTCGGGTCAACCAACACACCAAGAGAAGCAAGGCCGGTAACGATAACGGATAAACCGTTTACGATCGTTTCCTCCGATACCGACGGCACAACGCCAAAAAGGCCGAGAACGGTATAAACCATTGCGGCCACGGCGGGGATTGCGGTCAGCCAAAAGACAGGATTGCGCAATCTTACTTTCCAGTTGATTTTCATGGGGTTTCTCCTTTCTAACTAAAAAAACAACTCAAATTTTTAGTTAACAACTCAAATTTTCTTTTTAAGAAAACAAATTTTAGTTAAATTTGATTTCTTATTTGATTAAATAGGTAATTAAAGCACCGACACCGGCCGAGATAAGAGCCGCAACAACAGTTTCCCATCGTTTCGCCGGTATGCTTGCGAGGCTTTTTACATCGCTTTTAATTTCCTTGACATCGTTCTCGACATTCTGCTCACGGACGGCCAGTTTTTCAACCGATACCGTCAGTTTTTGCAGATCGTTCTGTTTCTTCTCGATATCGTCAATACGATGTGTGTTTGACTTGCTCCGATCCTCAACCTCTGTCAAGCGGTGTTCGAGTTCGGTTTCCTTTTTATTGTCCATCTGTCACCCTCTCCAATTCGTTTATTTCTTTTCGCCATGCGGCTCTCTTTTTTATGACCTCGGCACACTCGGAAAGCGTGGCCGCTCCCTCTACGATTTTGAGAATGTTATAATCGGTATCAAAAAGTTTCTGCTTTAATTCTCCGATTTTTTGCAAGGCCAGTTCCTTTTCCGTAAAGGGAATGTAGCGTAGTATGCTTTCCTTTTCATCGTAGGCCTCTTGTGCCTCTACTGCCGGAACGTCAACGACCCATTCAACGTCTTTTCCGCCGGTTTCGGGATATTCCTTTATAACCTCATAATGCCCCTGTTCTGCCTGCTCTTTGACGGCGGCGTGATGGGCGATAACAATCTGATCCTCTCGGAGAAAGCCCTTTTTTTCATCGTAGGATGTTAATTCGTTGCCTAATTCGTCAAGTATTCTCATGTTATCTCTCCTTTACGCTGTGCGCCGCCATATTGCGACATTTACATAAGGCGGCATATTGTTATGCGCCGCCCCACCGCCTGCGCTTTCTGCAATATTGGATCTATAAGCCCCATTCCCCATCACTGTAACGGCCATACCGGGGTTGCCGGTTGTGATGCCGTATGATACTGGGTGTGTATGTGCCGGCATTTCATTTATGGTGAGCGTGTGCGTTTGCTCACCAGCGGTCAATCCGAGAGTGCTTGTCGCTGGTGCGCCCCACAAGAAACGGCTTTCTATTCTGTGCCATGTGCCGCCGAATAACGAGGCGGGCGACGTGTCATTGTGGGAAATATAATACGACCCTACCGGCCACGCCTCACTTGCGGTCATATATCGCCCCCATGACGACCACTCGCCGCTTGCATAATATCTGTGATAGATTGACCCTGTTTTGCTATAGGGGAATGCAATCTGTGTCCGTGCCGCTGTTGCCGATTTCGTGTTATAGAAAACGGTATGGATATAATAGAATGTTCCCAATCCCTGCGGTGCGTGGGTGTGACTTGTCAAGCAAAGTTCCTCTAAAGTCGTGTCGGGATCAATACCAGCATCCCCGCCGCCAGTATAAGCGGCAAGGCCGTTACGATATGCCATGCCGTTTTTGTCGTACAAATCGCCGTTGAATTTGACGGAAAGATCGTCCAAATCCCATTCCATCATCGATGCCGTTCTTGCCGTTGCGCTTCGCATCCGTCCAAGGTGTGCATCTTCAACCGTGACCTCGACCTCATAAACAATGCCCGCCGTGGCCGCAAAAATATATGTGTAGCCGTCAACACTATATTGGCCGTACAGATCATCAAAGGCCGCACTCCCCGTATAGTCAACCGCTCCCGGCACTTTATAATTCATATAATATTCAGCCGTGTTGCGGTTATTTAATGGCGTTACCTCTGCCGAGAATGTGACCTTGATATATCCGCCCTTTGGATTGCGTGTGCCGTTAGCATTGCATCTTTCGGCAGTTAAAGCAGAAATAACAGGTGCCGTATAATCGAGTACATTCTTTGTAACCGTGGCCTCGTCCGATGTTCGCCCTCGGCTATCCGTTACGGTGGCCTTGATTGTCATTGTACCGGGTGACTTTAGCGCATCCGTTGTAAATTCTTCTTCGGTATATACAAGACCGTTTGCGCTCGTATTATAGGATGCAATGGGTGAACCATAGGCGAGCATTGGGATTACCGTTCCACCTAATCTCGAAAGCCCCTTGACGGGTGAACCATAGATAGATTCATAGCCCATTATGTCGCTGATTTCCAGCGCACACGACGGCTTTACGCTGTCGGGAATAGCAAACGCCACGGCTGGTGTTGTATAAGAGCCGATTTCCGATCCGTTGTTATAGGTCGTAATCTTGAATACAACATTTACCTTGTCGCCCTTGGTATTCTGCGAGGCAAGGGAAAGCGTGTTGCCGTTGGCCTCGGTCCAGTTGACGGATGTTGCGCTACTGTTCGAGCAAACCACGCCGTACAATTCCCCGCATGACCATGTGATCGTGTGAGTGAAAGTGTCGGCGTGTCGGTTAACGGTCAGCGGGTGAGATACACCAAGCGTTCCCTCGTTTACCGTCAGTTTTGAGGCACGGGGAATGGTGGTCAGCGGCAGCGATAAACTTACCGTACCGCTACCGGCCGAGTATGTGCCGGAGGCGCAAGTCAACGAGCCGGATATGGAAAGCGTTTTTTCTCCATCGCTATTGTGCGAAACATCCCCGGTGTAGGTTGCCAGCGTGACACTTTCATACGAGCCGGATATACTGACATAGTTATCATAGGTGGCCACGCTTGCGCCATCAATGAAAATGCCGCCATTACACCAATACTGCACAAAGCGTGTACCGTTCGCCTTTAATGATAACGTGACCGTCACATTGGAGGTGTTATTTGCGACCGAATATGAATTTTCGACCGCTTCAATTACCAAAGAATAATTGTTTTTGCTTGTAGTGATCGTATTAGAAGCCATAATATCAACCTCCTAACTGCCAAATGATTTTATTTTCGGCCTTGTTGTAAATGGCCTCAATTCCGCCGACGAGTTTCTTTCTTGTTTTGCCGTTGCCGTCTGCATACTCGGATTCTTCGCCGCCGATATGGAGCAGCTTTTCGACATATATATTGTCGTTCATAAAGTCCGACCCTTGCATGCGGCTCTGCTCGTTGCCCGATTCGGTGAATACAATACCCTCGTCATCGTCAATTTGCAGTTTGTTATTGCCACCGCCGCCGTGAATAATAAGGCCGTTTAGCGTAAAGTCAAAGTTCTTTTGGATTTGCGACTTTAACGCCTGCAATTCTTCGTTGACCTTTTTATATTCTTCTTTCAGCGTTTCGATTTGAACGCTAAAACTGGCATCTGTCAGATTTGTAACGGCTGACTTGACCTCTTGAAAGTCCTTGTCCTTGGTATACTCGGAAAGATGGCGTTGCGTAATGCCCTCGGCCTCTGCGATGATGGACGATTCTTTTTTGGCGATGGTGTTCTGTAGTGCGCTTTCGGTGTCGGCTATGGATTGCTCCACATCTTCGGGGGCTGGTGTCCAATCCGTGGCCTTGTTGCCCTTTTCAACCTTAAAACATTTATATTGTTCGGTGGTTGTTCCACTTGTCTTGCCATCTGATCCGATATATAACTTAAAATACGGCATGTCTTCTCGTGCTTGGAGTGTTAGGACGCTTCGACCTTGCGTACCAGCTTCGATATAATTGCCGAATTTGGCGGTTGAACCGGTTTCGCTCCAGTAATCAACACGAATAGCAATTCTCTTATTTATGGCGTTGAGATCGATTGCAAACGTGATGTAATCCCCAGCTTTAATTCCGTAATCGGAATAATGATAGGTAAACTCGTTTGTTTTGTTCGCCGAGGCGTGACGCAATGCGATAGTCCACTGACCTACATTTATATCCGTCCATGTGTCGCTACTGCCGATTACAAGATTTCTCCCGCCAACCTTTATGTTTTCCACTTCGGTTTTGGTGGCTCGTAGTGCAATTTCCTTGGAATTCTGACTTATAGCGGTTTCCGCTGTCGATAATCGATTTTTCAAGTCGTTATCTGCGGTCGTATCTTGCAAGGTGATATTTGTTACCCATAACTGATCGGTTGACGAGTTATAATTCCACAAAAAGCCGAGTTTTGTGTAGGCAGTTCCTGGTGGGAACATTTCGCTCTTATTTGTGCCGGAATAGTCGATTCCGCTATATACTCCGCTATACGTTTTCCATTCTGTAGGAACGGTATTTAATAGCGTGCCGGGCATATATTTATAAGTACTACCGCTCGTTCCTTGCGATACCTGCGTTCCGGCTGGGATCGTAGCCCCATTCCATGCGGCTTGTAATGTTATTGTGTTGTTTTCATAATCAATTGCCCCATCGACCGGAAAATCGCTGGCATTTTTCATGCGTATCTGCGTTCGGGAGTATGTTTCCGCTGGATAAGTATATCCAAAGGAATTTGTATAGTTCCACACAGTTAGATTAATTGCGTACCGTGTTTGAGCCGTCCATTTTGAAACATCCGATAAATACGCTACAGTATCGCCCTTTTTCAAGTCTTGCGCTAACGTCGTGAGCGTTCCCGATATAAACATGTGATTTGGTGCTTGTATGGCATTTTTATCGACATCATAAAAAGCAACATAAGCCGCCATCGTTCCTTTTTTCTCTTTACTTTTGAAATCAAGGCTTAATGTGTAGTGCTTATCGGGATTTAATGCGATAAATTCATCGGTCGTTACGGCACTAAGGCGTGTTCCCGCCGGAGCGGTAAAAGAACCCGGCGAATTATTAGCGGTTGCGCCATCAAATTCCCATGCGCTAAAGTTCGTATTGTCGCCGAGCAGGCCGTTTCCGTTGGTGATTAACTGCTCGCCCCTTGAACCGACCATTTCATAAGTCCGGCTAACCTCGGAGGTAATTTCATCCGATTTAATCTTAATCGCCGCATCGGTTTGATCCTTGGTGTAATAACCGCCCAGCGTTTGAGCAAGTTCCGTCTTGGTCGCTCGTGCTTCTATTTCCTCGGAATTTTGCCTTATAGAGGTTTCAGCCGTGGTCACTCTTACGGCAAGAGAGTTGACATCCTCTTGGGCTTTATCTGCGGCGGCCCGTGCCTCGTCTGCGGCCGCCTGTGCCGTGTCAGCGGCATTTTTGGCGTTATCTGCGGCAGTTTGAGCCGTAGCCGCATTTGCCTTGGCCGTGTCGGCCGTTTCCTGTGCATTTTCGGCATCGGTCTTGGCTTGATCGGCGGCCGCTTGTGCCGTTTCTACTGCTTTTTGTGCCGCTTCAACCTCGGCCTCGGTCGCATCTACTCTTGATGTAACATTGACAAGGTTTTGTTTTGCCGTTTCAAGATCGGTCGCCGCTTGTGCCGCTTTTGCATCCGCTTCATCGGCCATTTGCTGTGCCGTTGCCGCCGCTGTTGCGGCTTCATTGGCTTTGGCTTGTGCGTTGTCGGCATTGGTTTTAGCCGTGTTGGCTGTTTGCTGTGCGGTTGCGGCCTGTTGTGCCGCTTCTTCCGCTTTGGCTTGTGCCTCCGCCGCATCGCCTTTGGCCTCATTGGCCGCCGCCTGTGCGATTGCCGCCTTGCTTATGGCCTCATTAGCGGAATTTTGAGCCGTTGCGGCATTTTCCACCGCTGTATCTGCGACAGATTGTGCATCAGCGGCCTTTTGTGCGGCTGTGTCGGCATCTTCTTGGGCTTTATCTGCCGCCGCCTGTGCCGCATTTACGGCATTTTGAGCGGCCACAATATCCGCCTCGGTTGCATCTACTCTTGACGTTACCGTGGCGAGATTGTTCTTTGCCTCGGTTAAATCCGCCTCGGCTTGATCCGCTTTATTTTGTGCCTGCTGTGCCGCCGTTTTGGCGTTGTCGGCCTCGGTCTGTGCGCTCGTGGCCGCCGCTTTGGCTTCATCCGCCGCCGATTGCGCCGCTTCGGCATCTGCCGTGGCTTGATCGGCTTTTGCGGTCGCCTGTTCTGCGGTCAAATTTGCCGCCTCTGACAGTTCTTTTGCATTATTGGCAGTTTCATCGATCGTCTGCACCCGTGAGGCCGTGGATTGAATTTCTGCCGCATTTTGCTCAATTCTTGTCGATAGTGAGGCTTCGGTTTCCGTCAAGTCACTTTTTCGGGCATATTCGGCGGTCATGGTATTAGATACCGTGTCGAGCCGATCACCGAGAGATAATATATCTTTCTCGGCATTTTCCGCATCCTGTTTGGCGGCTTGTGCCGTTACGCTGGCCGCTTCTGCCGTGGTTTTGGCTTCTCCGGCCGTGGCCTCGGCGGTTTCCGCTTTGGTAATTGCCGTGTCGGCCTTTTCGGTGGCCGTTTCCATGCCCTCAATAGCGGTCTGCGCATCTTCCTTGGCTTTTTGTGCCGCTTCATTGGCCGCATTGGATAAAGTAACGGCATTTTCGACATCTTCCTGCGCTTTTTCTGCCGCCAACTTGACCCCCGTTAGGGTTTCGTCCAGTTCTTCAACATCCTTTTCCACAGTATCAACAGCATTTTGAGCGTTGTTTGCCGCCTGCTGTGCCTGTTGTGCGGATTGTGTAGCGGTTTCGGCTGCCTGCTGTGCCTCGTTTGCCTTGGTCTGTGCATTGGCGGCATCCGTAACGGCGGCATCGGCTTTGGCCTGCGCCTCGTCTGCGGCCGTTTTTGCCGTGTTAGCGATCTTTAATGCCCTTGCGGCGGATTGTGCTTGCGCCGAGAATTTAGCGGCTAAATCAAGCACCTTTTGGCTTATACCGCCGCTTTTAATTCGATGCTCACCGAGTACCGCCTTGAATGTTTGGTTAGCCTCGGATTCTTCCAGCGTTAAAATGCGGGTAGATAGATAGAGTTTCCCTTGCTCGTCAACGATATTGATTCGGTCGCCGACATCGACATTATCCGGTAATACCGTTATATCAACCTCGTAATTAACCTCCATTTCACGCAAGGTCGTGAGTTCTTTTTTTGCGTGGGAGAATAATTCAGCGGGCGAGGTGGTGTCATGAGAAAACTGCTTGACAATATGGCCGCCCGTGCTGTTGGCCGTGTCGGTTTTCCATAGAATCCGGCTCCACTTTTCAAGCGCTTTGCGGGATTTCAATATGGTGCCGTCCACATAAAAATCCCCGTCGTCGTATGTGTAATATTTTAGCGTGATCGGATCGTCTGCGCCGTCCGGCGTACCGCCGGTGCATTGTAGAGCCGTCGCCAAATTACCGATAGATTTTGAGGTTATAATACTGTCAATATCACTATTCAATCGCAATGTTACGCCTGCATCCTGGCCACGCTTTTTGTGAATATTGACATACTTTTTGTTTACGACAAGCCCCTTGATATCGAAACTAAAGGATATTTCGCACTCGAAACCCTCCGCAATTTTCAAGAGCCGTGCCGATGCGGTTTCCTCGTCGGTGAGAGAGAGTTGCCGAGTGAGGCTCGACACCTCGTTTTTGCCGATTTGGAATCCCGCTTTTTCGGCATACATATTGATATAGTGCGCTATCGGATAGGCTTTGTCGGCCTCATATTCGCCGACAACATCATTGAGTAAGTCCATACCCGCATCCTCGGCATATACATATATCGTTTGTTTGCCGGTGTCGATCTCCGCATCTATGATCGTGTAAAATTCATTCTTTCCACGATAAGAGCGCAGGAGGTAGTTTCCTACCTCTGCGCACTTTTCGACCAGCGCCCGTGTGTTGCTGTCAAACGGGATTTTGCACTCGAATATTACCGCGCCCGTTTCAATGTCGGCCGTCCTTACGTCCTCAATGACAATAAGGCCGTCGGGGAGGCTTGTACTTGCACGGCCTATGATTTCCATTTTTCGGTCAGCAAAGTATAAAATCATAAAAATACCTCCCTATATCGCACCTTGAATGACGGTTTATATTCTGCCTTGACCCATTCGGAGAAAGAATATCCGATTTGGTTAAGGCCAGGGGTAAGGACAAAGCCCTCCCAGTTGTTTCCCAAAACGCCGAGAGAGGGGGTGTGTATGCCATTTAAGTAAATAGCGCCATCTCGGCAATCAGCTTCAAGCACATCGTTTGCGCTAAATTTGTTCGGAGTGTCCTTGTATGTGTCGCAGTTATCTTTTACGAATTTGGCGTAATACAGGCCGTTACAACTCAAAGCAGCTGCCCCTGTGCGCTGTTCAAACATATAGGTGACCCTTGTCACGGCCTTGTCGCTGACCGCCGCATCGTTAAACACAACACGGTATCCGGCGACATTGAAAATGACGGTGCCGCCATCTTTTCGGATGGTGGTAGTTCTTACGGCGTTTGATCCGGCGCCGAAACTCGGATTATTATATGCCATATCAATACCGACTTGAAGCACCTTTGCGCCATTGACAAACAACATCAAACTCGCACTCCTGCCCGATGCCGTTTTGACTATACGCAATCCGGCAACGGCCGTCCCGCTATTGTCGAAACAATAACAATGGAATCCGCCATATTCATTGACAGCGTTCGCATAATTTCCGATGCACATTTTTTGCTGATAGGTCAGCGTGAAACTTTTTGCCCCAACAACACCGGCGGCATCGGCTTTGAGCGTTTGCGTAATAGACGGCCCGTGCCAAGTGTAGCCGGAGGCCGCGCCATAACTGGACGGGGTAAGGTAATAATCCGATTCCGTTCCCGATACATAAGTACCTAATGGCACATAGGAACAAGTTGTTTGAGGATAAGAGCCAATACTTCCCTCGCCCCCACTTCGTACCGCCTTAAAACTAATGCTTGTGTATTGTGTTTGTGTTGTCGTTAGTCCCGATACCGTCACAACAAAACTTCGTGTCAATGCCTTATTATTGAGCCACCACGAAGTATTATCCTTTAATCTTGACGTATAATTTACGCCACCCACGGTTAGCGTAAGATCGATAATGGCGGCCTTTGGTAAGGATGATTTACAGGTTGCAGTGATCGTAAACTTGATATTTGCCGCCGAGGCCGTGCGATTGTATGATTGCGCCTTGATTTTATAGGTGACAAGATTCGTGCCTACCGCCCACGATCCGTACAAAATGGTTTTTTCTGCCGCCGTCGTATAATAAGCACTCGTTTTGATTGACGGTGCCATTACCACAGAGCCGGTATTTGCCGCTTGCACAGGGAAAGGCGGAGAGGAATTGACCGCCCATAAACTTTGTGCGGTTGTTCCCCACGCTGTCGGGCTTTGGAATGTTTGATTGAACAGCGTTTGAGATTTTGCAAAGCCAGAAATGCCGTCCGCTTCGTTCGGATCGCCTAACTGGATGATTTTTTCATCCTCGGTGAAAAATGCGACATAGCCGCAATCTCCCGCTCCCGTTATCTCTTGCGCCGTTTCCCCATCGTCTGCCACATCGGATTCCTTGTAAAAATCCGCTTGCAATATGGGGTAGGCCTTATAGGTGCCGTTATAGTCTACAAGGATACTGTTATCACCAACCGCCCCGTCCGCTTCATACTCTAACAAGGAGTATTTGAAAGGGTCGTTGCAAGTGATCTCAAACTCACCTATGACAGAATTTGAACCAGGCTCGACATCCCCGACAAACGACGGAGTGCCGGTGAAAAATTTGTCTTGCTCATCATTGAAAATGATTTGCGCATTTTTGACATCCAATATTCCGCCTAACTTATTGTAAGCGTCGCGGAATGCCTCGTTAGATTCCGCAATGAGTTGATATTTTATAACAAGGGTTCGGGCCGGATAGCGCTTGCTTTTGATTCGCTCACCGTCCCTCGCCCCTGTTCCAAAGGTTTCTAAAAGGGGCGAGAGTGATTCTCGCCCCTTGACGTTAAGTGTTCGATACCCAGCGATAAGATTTTCCAAATACTCGCCGTTGAGCATCATTGCCTCGGAGGGAAGCACATGGCTTTCCGAGGCTTCGGTCACATCTACGAAATTATACATGCTTTCCCTCCTAAATCCTGCCGTGTTTTCTGCTGTCTATTCTCTGTTGTCTGTTGAGTTCTGCCTGCGAATGATGGGCGGTTGCTCTTGCAAATTCCTTGCCGTCAATGGTCAGCGGAACCTCGATTGTATAATCGGCGTTTCTATAATAATCATAGTCCGCCGACAGTTCGCCGCTATATGCCATAGCAAGATTCGGGGTCGCAACGGTCGGAATAGAAACGAGTTCCATTGCCGCCGCTTTAGCATTGCGGATATTGTCACGCAACGCATTCACAAAGCCGACACCGCACATGTCACCCTCTCCATAGAAAAGGCGTGACGGGCTGTGGATTTTCGCTTTGGCTCGGATCGCCTTGTCAGCTGCCGCTACCATCTTATTTGCCGCCGCTTGGATCACGCCAAGCATGGACAGCATACCATTTGCAAAGCCGATGCTAATATGAGCGCCTGCATTAAACGCAAGCGCCTGCCCCGATTGCAGAGCAACAGCAACGGCCGCAACGGCCATGATTGCGACAGGGACGGCCGCCGCCATTCCGCTTGAAAGAGCAGATTTGAAGCCATCGGACATGCTCTTGGCCGCATTGACGACATCCTTTTCGGTGCTATCAAAAGCCGACACAAGGGCTTTCAATGCGGTTTTTGCTGTGCTTCCGATTGCCTTAAGGCCGGATTCCACAATATCAACCGACTTGACCATGCTGTCCATTGATTTCTTGGCGGATTTTGCGTTTTTGGAAATAGATTTCATTTCAGCCGTAACAGCAAGCAAAGCCAAAGCCAAGCCGCCAACACCAATGACAGCACCAAGGCAAGCCACGCCAAATGCACCAACGGCAATAGCCGTCATGCCACATTCGACAAGGAGCGTTGCAAGCGGGATCAAAAGCATCAACAGAGAGGCCATCAATGCAACGGACATTCCCATCAGCATAACAAAAGAGGTTGCAAGCAAGAGCGCACCGACCGCCGCCAGCGGCAACGTCACCGCAAGCATCTGCACAGCGGCCGCCGTTAACAACATGGCCACAGCGCACACCGTCAGCCCTGCCGATAACAACAAAACAGCCACAGCACACACCGTCAGCGCAACACCTAAAGCGAGTGTCGGAATTGCCGCCGCTAATGCACCAGCCGCAAAGACCATAAGGCCAAGGCCAAGCAGAGCAAAGGCCCCCGCCGCCTGCGATCCGTATGTCGCAATTAAGGGAAGAACCACAGCGACAAGAGCAATGGCCGCCGCCATAATCAACATTCCTGTCGCAACGAGCAAAACAGCCGTTGCAATGGTCAGCAATGCCACCGACAAGATAACTGCCGGAATGGCCGCTAAAGCCGCGCCAGCCGCAAAGACAACCAATGCACTACCAAGCGCAAGAATGGCAATCGATCCCGACAAGCCGTGTTGTGCAATAATCGGAAGCACAAGCGAGATCAACGCAAGAGCAAGAGCGGCCACAAGGGCCGCCGCCGCAATTATGGTCAACGCTACCGCAACAATAGTCAAGCCAACGCCCAAAACGATTGTGGCAATACCGGCAGCCAAAGCACCGGCCGCAAATACAGCCAACCCAACACCGACAACAATAAGCGCAACAGCGCCCTCCGATGCGTGTTGAGCCAGCAACGGCAAAGCAAGTCCAAGCAAAGCAACACCGCCAGCCGCAGCAATCATTCCAAGGCCGAGCGAAAGAACGCCAGCACCAAGAATGGCAATAGCAACGCCAAGAGCAAGAGCCGGAATTGCGGCCAAGCCTGCACCGGCGGCAAAGATAGCCAAACCAGCACCTAACTGCATGAAACCAACGGCCGCTTGTGCGCCGTATGCGGCGATAAGCGGTAAGCACATCGTCATAATTGCCAATCCGAGAGCCGCAAGCATCAAGCCTGCGCCGACCATCAAAATACACGCTCCAAAGGCAAGCAGGCCGACGGACGCGGCGGTCAATGCTGTACCCAAAACAGCCGCACCAACGGCAAGCAAGACAATGACGGCAACCATTCCGAGCATGACACCGATTGCGCCCCATCCCGCATTTGCAAGAGCAATGGACGCGGCGGCCATAATAGCAAAGCCGACCGCAATTAAGAGAACGGCCGCACCAAGCATCAAGAATGCCGTGGCAACAGACACCATTTTTTCACTCATTGGAGCGCAACTCTTCATCAATGCCGCCATGCCGATTCCTATACCGACAACGGCAATGACCATTCCAGCCATTACAGCAATAGCGCCTCCGCCTGCTTTAGCAAGAGCGATCGATGCTTGCGCCAAGATACCAAAACCAAGGGCGATTGCAAGCACAGCCAAGCCCATAAGGGCATAACCTTTCGCCGCAGAAAGCATTTGCTCTCCGCTTGCCGCACTTGTCGTGCCGACGGTTTTCTGCGCCTTTGAAACCCCAAATAATTTGCTTGCGAGGCCGCCAAACACGCTTTTGGCAATGTTGCCGATTCCCTTTGCAAACGACACGATGCCAGGGACAACGGTTTTTGCAATCTTAAATCCCTTTATGCCGATAACGATTGCGGGCAACCACTTAATAATTTGAGCGATTGTCCCCGCATTGTTTTTTATAATACCGGCAACGGATTTGATAAACGACGCAACGCCCGCCATCGCATCCTTGAAACTGTCGATTGATTCGGTCGATCCAAACTCACCCGTAATGCCTGTAAAGGCTTGTGCAACGGCTTTGATTGCATCTCCGACAGCCTTTCCAACACCCGCAAACGACGACTTAAAAGCATTCCAATATTTCATAACATTGTTAAGCCCTGCGGACACCTTGCTTGCCAACTTTGATGAATCGATC